ACGTCTTGGTGCACCTACATCGGTGCTGTACTGTTAAAGTTTAAATCGTAATTTTTCCCATCAAAGTAAGAATTATGGAGTGTCTTCGCAGTGTTTATACGAGCCATAATAATTGATGCTTAATTTTTATTAAAATTTGTTTTCGATTTAAATTTTTCTTTAATTATTTTATTCAGCAAATATGTTTTTGTTTTTATTCTGTATGTGATATATTTATTCAAATTTTTATAAAAAATCTCGACTACTCCATAAGTAATCGAAATGATATTTTTAAGAAAATTTAGTTAAAAATTATACAAAGAACCTTTTAATTGCATCATCAATTTCATTCCTAAAATTAATGTCTTCGACATAATATCTGTATTCATCCGGTTTTTTATATCTTGCATATGCTTGATAACTATAACTGTTTTCTGTAGTGTCAATAAAGCATTTCATGCCAGCAAATGTTCCAACATAATAAATTTTTGATGGATTATCATCAACTTTATAATTGATAACTTTTCCTTCTGTATCATTTATAAACTTCTTCATATTTTCAAATATTGAATTATTAATTATAATTTCAATATCATTTGTATGAATGTTTGTTTTAGTTTTGATTTCATTAGCCTTTGTTAATATTGCTTTTGCAATAAGATGATATGCTAATTCTAAATAATTTTCCATAATTGTGATATAATATTATTTTTATTATACTGCAAATAAATCATCAGTATTTTTTATGCCAGCATCCACATTTACTTGTGCTAATGCATTATCACTAAATTGTGGTTGAGTGGTTGGTATAGTTTGTTGAAGTTTTTTCTTCTTATTAACTTTATCTATTTCATTTGCAGTGGCAGATCGATAAATTGCGGGGAGTTCAACTGTATCCGGGATAATATCTTCTGTTGGATCTTCTGTTAATTTAAGATGATATGGATCAAATATAAATTTTTTACGGTCTCCAATCATATTTGCATCGCGTAGAGCAATAGCGGAAAGATAATAAACATTAGATGCTCTCATCAATGCTGTTTGAATAATTCCAAATAATGCATCAACAGTTGCAATCAATCCTTTAGATTCAGAAACATCGCTCATTGTTAAATTTGTTGATTCATAACCACTTCCACTAACTTGTGTTACCGAAATCATAGCCCATTGATTTCTTTGTCCAACTGCACGGACATCTTCACAAATATTTTTAATTTTTATATAAGTATTGTCTCCAGAGTTTCCTCTTTGGTCTCTCATAATATTAACATAATCAATAAAAACATTTGCAAATTTAAATTCACAATTATATAACTTTGATAATTCTGCTTCTTTTTTCAAAACAAAGTTTTCAATATCTGATGCCGTTGCAGTTGATGTTGGAAACTCTTCAAGATAAAACTTACCGGCCGGAATCATTAAACTATTATGAAATGATTGAGCCGCTTGTTTCATTTTGTTTTTATCCTTCAATGCATTCTGATAATCATCTATATTGATATTGAATAAATTAGATCCAATACGATTAGAAACTTTTTGATAACTCATCTCCAATGTGATATAAATTGTATTATATCCCATTTTAACAGAGTTAGCCGCAAGATTACAAAGCCATTGAGATTTTCCAACTTTAGGCGCGCCCATTATAATATAAAGGCCCTTTTTCATAAATCCGCCTTTTAGACACAAGTCCATAAATTTGTATCCTGTTGAGTGTGTATCTTCCTCTTTAATAACATGATTTTCTAAATCAAAGAAATCATAACCTTCTGTAGTATTAACTGAAAATGAAGCTCCATTATTGAATATATTAGAAGCTCTGTTAATATACATCTCGGAATCTGTATATGCGATATTGGTTGGAAGCTGTTTGACATAAGCAATAGTATTTTCCAATCCAGTATAAAAACTTCTGAATTTTCCCCATGCTGAAATATTAGTTTTCAACCAGTCATCACTGTATTTAGAAAGTCCAGATTGGTTTTGCCAAAGTGTTTTAATAGAATCAAGTCCAACCTCTTCTTTTCCAGAAACTTTAATCAATTCATAAAGTTGTTCAGGAGTTGGTTCCTCTTTATATTGATTGACAAAATCTTGAGCATAATCAAAAATTGAAACAATAGTCGGTTCAGTAAAGAATCTCTTATTGAAATTTTTAATTAAACTTGGGTCTTTTAAAATATAAAAAAATGCTAAAATCTCAAAATATAAATTATTCATAAACTATTAAATCTTTCAAATTTCATTTAATAATTATATGAAAATGTATGAAATAGTTTTTAAGTGAAAATAAATATAATGAATAAAAATAAATTAAAAAATATGAAACATATAACAAGTTTTAATAGCGTAGCTGAAGCAATCGCATGTCCTGGTTTGTATACACCATAGGTTTGTATGATTAAAGGATAGAATGGAGGTTTAGTTGTTGCTAAGAATAGTGGTGTTAAAGATGAAACAATAACTATTTAGGTAGATCCTGAAAGTGGAAAAGTAGTTCCAATATATAAACCAGCAAATACAAAATATATGCTAATATATGAAGAAAATGTTTATAGTAGTATTAATGATGTTTTTGATGGTTTTGACGAATTAGTATTGTCACTTGATGCTGAAGCAGTTGAGAAATTAATCGGTGAACCTGGTTATATTGATCCTGATACTGGAGAAGAGCATGAAAATACATCATATAATCCAGTATTTAGTAATAATGGACCATCCATTCAATGGGATCCATTTTTATACAGTTCATTTTTTGAATATTGTAAAATAAATATGGAAAATGCAGTATCTGACGAAGTTCCAGAAGAAGGTGATATAAATGATAAAGATACAGTAATACCATGTTTAATAACATTGTATGGTGTAGATAGAATTGTATTCTTATACCCACATATATGTTTTGACTATTCAGACAATGGAGCTGATACTCGCATATATGGTGTTTATTTTGATGACCCAAATAATAAAAATAGTGTCCATTATATAGATATTAGTAGTACGGTTTCTATTGAAACAGATACAGATACCGAAACAGGAGGTTCAAGAGTAGTTATTGGTGAAACAACTATTAGTCCCGAACCATCTGAACTATTTACATCTGGACCATTTGATGCTAATGCAATAAACAAATTATACAATGCTTATATAGCTGTTGAATTTTTCCAAACAATGCTAAGAGGTGGAGTTGAATCAGGACAATTAACAGTATATTCTGAATATAATGATTTTGCTTCTATTTTAGTTAATAAAGAAGCTAAATAAATTACAAATTCAATAAAAGAGTGAACTTATTTAATTCTCTCTTTTATTTTTTCTAAGAAGCTTGACAACTGGTCTTGTATTTTCTAATATAAAGTTTTTAATAAATATATTGAAATTTACAATATTAATTTAATGAATAAGAAGAAATTATATGAATCAATAATGACATCAGTTGCTAAAGAAGTAAAGAAAGTTCTTAATGAAAATTATAAAACTATAAGAGGTGCTGAAGATTTAGAAGATTTATATGACAAAACATTAAGAAAATATAGAATAGATGAATATGACTTTGAAGATTTGATGTATATTGTGCATTCAGACAAACATGTTTATTCAGAAGATCTTAAATATTTAATAGAAAAATTATAGAAAAGAAAAGGAGAAATTCCAGTTATGCACCTTTATAGAGGATGTTCTGATGAAGAATTTAATAAAATTAATAAAACTGGATTTTCACTTGTACCAACTTTGAGTTTTTCAGAAAATAAAGATTTAGCCAGTCATTTTGGTAATAATATTATAGAAATTATATCAGAAGTTCCATTATTTTGCTATCATAAATTTTTAGGAGAATATTTTGCATCTATGAAAAAAGTAGATCCAGAAGAATTTGAAGCTGAAGATGGTGAATATATGATTGAAACTGCAGAAACTGAATTAGAATGGATTTGCACAAATTCATATAAATTTGAACAAACAGATAAACCAAATATTTATATATTAAAAATGGGTCCAATAATTCCTAAACCCAAAATACAATATACAATATTTTAAAAAATAAAAAACTAATTTTAAAATTAGTTTTTATTTTTATAGTTTTTTAAGAATCTTGACAACTGGTCTTGTATTTTCAACCGTTAATGGTAATTGTTTATTATTAACTCTATAATCATCTTTGTCCGCATGTTGAATCCATCTGTCAAATTTTTCTCTATCAAGCATTCGGTCTGATGCCCAATAAACATGCTGTCCTGAATTTTTTCCAATTATTTCAAAACCATGGAATGGCATGTGTTTTAATGCAGAGATTCCACCAGGTGTCACACCACCTTCAGTAGTCACTATATCGTCAGGTTGAATAATATCTGCAACAGCATCAAATAAAATAAATTTTTCTTCATCGGTAAATGGTTTCTCAGATTCATTTTCAAAATGAATAATCCAATCAACGTTCTTTTTATTAGATGTCAATAAAACAAAATATTTCATTGGTTCTGTTTTTAATGATATTGAAAGGCCTTCTCTATTAAATGTTTTAGGTCCTTGTCCTTCAATAGTCACATCATTATTACTAAAGAATTTGTCAACCACATTTTTAACATTTATATTCATAGTTAACTAATATAATTTTATCATTCATTATATTTATTAAATGATAAAGGCTTGCCTCACGACAAACCTCTACTACATATAAAAATGATCTTAGATTTATACACCACTAAGTAGTCTTAGCGATTTAAATATTATATTTTTAATTATTTAAATTGTTTATATATTCTTCAAAAATTTGAATAGCCTCATTTATATTGTTTGAAAATATTTCTAAATAATTTAAATTATTATCTTGTGCTATTTTACGTTTTTTAGGATCTAATTCAGACCATACATATATTGCATTTTGATATAAATTTTTATTTTTTCCTTTATTTATAAATTCATTATTTCTTTCATTCCATATATTTAATTTATTTACATCATTCTAATTATTTTCATTAAATGGATGATTATTATGTTGCCATGTTCCCTATATTTCAATATATAAATCTAAACTTTTAATATAAAAATCACAATTAAATGGATATAATTCAGATCTATATTGATATTCAAAATCATTCGAATAATTCTATTCTAGATACTCTTTAAACTATTGTTCTATTTTAGATATTTTATAAGATTTATGCAATTTCATGCTACGATTTCGTTTATCTTGTACTTCTTTACTTTTAATTGAAATTGATAATTTTTTTCGTCCTTCTTCAGTTTTTGCATATGCATCTACGCCATATCGATTTATGCAAGTTTGTTTTGCTTTTTTGCTATTTACATAATTTTCATCTCCATATCTTTCTAATTTAGTCTATTTCATTTTTTCGGAATTTGAAAATGCATGTTCACCATACCTTTCTAATTTGGTCTATTTCATTTTTTCTGGGTTTGTAAAGGTTGGATTACCATATTTTTCTAATTTGGTCTATTTCGTTTTTTCTGGATTTGAAAATGCTGGGTCTCCATATCTTTCTAATTTGGTCTATTTCATTTTTTCCGGATTTGAAAACGTTGGATCTCCATATCTTTCTAATTTGGTCTATTTCATTTTTTCTATAGTACTATGTAATTGTGCTGGCCATTCTACACCATGTCGTTCCAAATTAACCTATTTAATTTTTTCAGTATTAACATATTTTCCATATTTTTCTAATTTAGTCTAAAGCATTTTATCATTATATTCTTTTAATTGAGATGAGTGTTCTACGCCATATTTTTCTAAATTAGTTTTTACCAGTTTTTCTTTTACAATTGGATCTCTAGCTGCGCATTTACTAGAGCAATGTTTCTAATAACCACAATAAAAACCAACATATTTTAGTTGATTTCCACATATACAATTTGGTATACTATTAATATTATTTACAATTCTATAAATAATTTCAGATATATCATTAATTGTATAATTATTAGAATATCTATTTAATAAATAATCTAAAATCTCTTTATGCTTTATTATATAAGCTTTACTAAGCCTACTAGCTATTAATTTACCATCTTTAATAAAAATATTTAATATGTCATTATCTGTTATCATAATATAAAAAATAAACATTTATTTTTATTATAATTAGCACTAATGTGAAGCGATGCTAATAAAAAATAAAAATAAATGTTTATAAAATTCAAATTTTTATAAAATACTTTATAATTATAATGTTTATCTACGCTTCACTTTAGATATAATTATATATTATATTTATTTATAAAATTTTATAAAAAATTTAATAAATCAAATTGACCTTACTTTTCTTACATGAAATAATTGACCAATCCCACATAGTGCCTTTCATTTCTTCCATACATTTTTCTTGTACTTGAGTTGGATCTTGAGCATCAATCAAATGTACTTCTTTAACTTTCTTTACTTTACCCGTCTCAGAATCTTCTTGAGATACTTCAACTACTGTTTCCCAGAACCCATATTGCGGTTCCAATACTTCATTTTCTTCCATATATCTTATATATAAATTTTTATTTTTAATTATTATAATACTAATTTAATTATTTGTTTATTTTCACTCCGGATTCAATAATTCCAAATGGTGCAATTAAACATGTTACTGCTAGTCCATAACAAATAAAAATAAACTCAATGAAATCATCATTAATACTTGGCAAGAACACTTTACTGATAATTATCCAAATAAAATAAGGAATCCACAAAACTGTTGCAAATGTGGCAATACTAAGAAAACCAACCATTCCAAAAGGGATCATAATAAGCCCCAAAATAATATCAAATACTCTCATATATTTAAATATTTAAATAAATTTTTTAATTTTACCATCTAAAAGATCATTAAAGTCTTCTTTTTCTTTAATAAGCTTATTAACAAGTTCTACATCAGGATTTTGTGGCTCAAAGAATGCACACATTGCTGATTTCAAATCGCAATGAAATTCTTTTTCTGGATGCCCTTCAACCGTATAAAAAGCTACACCACTTCTAATGCACGTTATAGTAATTTCAAGATAACATTTTCCTGCTAGTAAAGCTTCACCTGAACCAGAACTAAACATGTATTTATATTTTTCTCCAAATTCGACATACTTATGATAACTATGTTCACCATAAATATCTTTAAGTGTATATCGCTCTTTTAAAATTTCTTCCTTTGTCATAATATTTTTATTTTCCATATTTTGCTTTTAATCGTTCATATTCTCTACGTTCCTCTTCCTCCTGTTGCTTTTTAGACAACTCTGCTTTTTCAATGGCAGCAATTTCACGTTCTTTGATTTTTTTATCTACATATTCACGTAATTGTTCATCAGTCCATGTTAGCATTTCTGCATCAAAGAAACCATTATGTTCTTCTTGATATTGATAACTTCCATATTCCCAACCATGAGTTTCAACACTACCACAATCTAATAATTGAAATCTATCAACAAATTTTAAATCTGAGTCAATTTCTTTTAAAAAACCAATTACACGCGATACATCATTTGCAAACTTCTCTTGAAGTTCTGAATATTGCTTAAATTCTTCTTTTGTCATAATTAAATCCTTTCTGAATAAGTATAACCTTCATTAACCATTCGTTGATATCGTTCTCCGTCAACATCAAGATATCCGCCTTGCCAATTTGATTGAATATTCATAGAAAACCAAGACTGATGTGAATCTTTAGTTCTTACAAACCAAATAATATGATCATCAAACTCGGGAATTGAACATGCAATAAAATAATCAGTTTCAGGCGCAAATATCCAATCGCAATTTTTAATTTCATTGGAATGAATATCTAAAAGATTCAATGACATACGTTTCCATTCAAGATCCGTATGATTTTCACAAACTGTTCGTGCATCGATAAAAACAAGTTTTGCTTGTTCTGGAGTAAGAATATGAGTAACAACAGCCATATAATGGCGGCTGTCACTTACTTTTCCATCATCAAAGAAATGTAATTTTTCACCAACTTGCGGTACTCTTGCTTTCATATTACTTATAATCACTCAATTTAAAATTACTACTCAGCGGGACATACTTTGCACCTTGCATAATATCCTCAATAAATTCAAATTCATTATCAGAACCCCAATATGCACCATATCGTATTCCATTTTTCCAGCAATCAACTGCTAGAATAACTGCATCATCTGGAACATTTTTTAAGCTTTCAATCAACTCTTTCTTTGTCATAGTATTATATCCGTTATTTAATTAGATTTCCAAAATTCATCTCTCTCTTCTGGTGTAAATTCTTCTTCTACTTGCCAAGAGATAAGCCTGTCAAAATCATAATGATCATAATAACCAAGTTTATTACAAACAGCCCTCTCAACAGTATAATGATTTACTTTACCTTCTATGTTGATAGTGTCACTTCTAAGTGCACCATCATTCATTTTCCAAACAACAAATAATGTTTTCATATTTTATTAATTTTTATTATAACCAAATTCACGTGTATGAAGTTTATCTTTCCATTTAGATTCCATTTTCAATACCTCTTGTTTTTTCGTATTTTTACCGAATTCTTCAAGAATTGTATATGAAAAATTTTCTTCAATATATGCTTTACCTAATGGAATAAATTCCACATTACCACCATCACCTGTTTCAATATATGTTTTCCATCTTGCATATAAACCACCTTCAGAAGTTGCAGATCCGATATACATTTTATGTGTCAAATTATCAGTAATAAGATAAATTGCATATACATCAGACAAAATAGATTTCCATTGTGGTAAATCAATATATTCTTTTAATTCTTTAAATGTGCAGTTTACATATTCCTTACCAGGAAATGTCATAAATTCATCAATAAGCTCAAAACCATCTACATATTCATCACCATATTTAAATTGATAATCATAGCTAGATTTTTTACTACTGTTATTTTTAAATTTTCTTCCTTCCAAAATATCTGACAATATTCCTATTTCCGGCTTAATATCAACTAACCATTTATTAATATCACCTGCAATATTAAAATTCGGATTTTTATAAACATCTGTTACATTGCTTACTGTTCCGCAAATATAAATATCAGTTCCATGTTGTTTAACCAACTGAATAATAATATCACCAGGCTTAAAACGGGAACCTATACGTTTACCTGTATATGCCACAATATGATGTCCATAATAATTATCATCGATATCACCGTTTTTATATCGAACAAGCTCAAGTTCCGGATCATATGTTCCATCCGCATTACGTTTATTCAATACAATTTTTACACGAGATGTATCAACATTGCATTTTTGTATTAATTCAAAAAGATTCTTAGTTTTCATAATAAATTTATGCTGTTTCTAATTCATCTTCCATATCAGAACTGTCTACTATGCAAGAAGCATTTTGAAACTCTTTAGGAAGTTCCATCCAGGTGCTATAAAGAATAGGACGGGTCTCATAATAACTACATCCAGTCTGATAATGATAATCCATTTTAATTGCCCACATTGCCGGACAATCACGAACCGGTCCGTTCCAATCATAAAACAAAACCGGATAGTTTCCATATTTAGAACGAACAACCAAAGTACGGGTTGTATCCATATCAATATAGCTGTTATGACTAACTACATTATATTTCTTAATAAGTTCTTTCGGGTCCTTAATTTTAGACATATCATAACCTTGTGCATTAAGTTGCTCTTTACGGTCAAACATTGCAACAATCAGTTCCATACCGCTATTCACTCCATATTTCTTGAATGCTGCTAATATATTTGCATATGTAGTATACAGCCCATGAGAATCATGTTTGATAATATAATCTTGCACATCACTGAAAAATACTCGTCCGTCTTTTTCATTCTCAAGACGAAGTGGGGATTTACGTTTATTCAAAATAGCTTTGATACCATCTTGAAGAAATACTTTTTGAAGTGTTCTGTTGTCAAACAATGTTACTGTTGTTTCCATAATTTGGTAATTTTAGAGTTATACTTATTTTTAATTACAGTGCAAAATTAATACTTTTTTCTTAAATTAAAAAATAGAAACTCTAATTAATTATAAATATATACAATATTTTCATCAACTTGATAATCACCAGATATTTCAGTTGAAGTAATAACCCAAATATTAGTATAATTATTATTGTCTGAAGTATCTGTCACATTAGTTGGCGGTTGATTAATAGCCATATTTTCTGGATAATAGTGACAAATTGCCACTGGATAAAAATCATCTGTATAATCGGTTCCAATTTCCAAAATAGTTTTTCCAGTTATAGCATCAGTTATACTATAAAAATGTTTATTTCCATCTGTATGTTCTCTATGATGATGTATAATAATAACATCTTGTGCTAGAAATCTATTCTTTATATCATTCACTGATATATTTTCTGGAATATACAAATTTCCATAACTACGATATCCATCATCAGGATCGCGCTCAAAAGCATAAACAGCACCATCTATGACAATATAATAACCTTCAGGATCTCCCCAATAATCACCTGGACGTTTATATGAGTCAATGCCACTAAATTCATGTTTACCTTCTGGTAGTAGTGTTGTCATAATTAAATATATTTAAAATTTATAAATTATAAATAAAATTTAATTATTGTTTCGTATTGATTTGTAAAATAATACCACCACCAAGTGTTCCGCCTTGTCCCCATACATATTTTGCATCAAAATTCAAGCCGAACCACTCGCAGAACGGAAGATAAATTGTGCCGTAAATACCGTTGTGCCAATTTGTTTCTCCAAAATATTGTCCACCGACATAGCCAATACCGAGATATTTACAAATAATAATTCCAGCACGTAAATTCCAATACTGTTTTTGATCAAATCTCCAATTTGCACACCCATAATCAAAACCAGCTGCAATACCAAATTTAATACGATCTTTAGCAGGGAAATTATAATATACTTGTCCGCCAATCTCAGGTTCAACCACACCGCGAGTATGTCCAAATGTTGCATTTCCAAAACCAAGATGCAATGTTAATCCAACATTACCTGGTTGGTAAAAAGAACTAAATCGCTCACTCGGAGTTACCCGCTGATATTCAACATTCTCTGTTTGAACATACGTTCGCTGAACAGTAATACTGGTCGGAGTTTGCCGAATAATTCGAACATTGTCAGCACTTACAGAAATAACTGTAAAAATTAAAAACAAAGTAAATAAAATCTTTTTCATATTAATTAAAATTTTAAATTGGTTATATTTTATCATTTACAATGCAAAATTAATACATTTTCATTAAATAAAAAAATAGAAGTTAAAATTTTTATCTTTTAGCCTCTATTTCTTTTAATATAATATTACCAAATTTTTGCTCTTTTGCATATCGGAATAAACATCTTATCTTTTGGTGTTATTTCAAAAACCTCATACCATGGTGTAAACATTGCAAGTGTTCCATTAACTCGGTTAAAATTAACTGAATGCTCATTTGTTATTGTCTGAGTTCTTAATCCTTCTTCAGTATTGATTCCCGCCCAGACAGTTGCAAAACTAATAAAAAATTCTTTTAAATCTTTAATATCTTCTGTTTTTTCTTTTAAAGCATTATATGCAATTTTAACTCCTCCGTAATCTGCAAGATTTTCTCCAAGTGTCAAAGTTCCATTGGCTTTCAAATCTGGAAGAACATCCAATTCATTAAAATGGTTAACAGTATTCTCTGTCAATTTATTGAATTTTTCTATTTCCTCTGGTGCCCACCAAGAAACCATATTTCCGGATGCGTCAAATTGTCTTCCATGATTATCAAATCCATGTGTCATTTCATGCCCGATAACAACTCCGATCCCACCATAGTTCTTTGCAATATCTCTTCCGTATTGATAAAAATCTCCTTGAAGAATTCCAGCCGGAAAACAAATTTCATTTAATGTCGGTGAATAATATGCGTTAATAGTCTGAGGCGGAAAGAACCACTCATCTTTATTAACAGGTTTATTATAATATTTTTCTTTATTTTTCTCAAAAAAATATTTGGAAATATTTCTTCTGTTTTCAAATAAAGTTAATGATTTATCAATTGGCATATCACTATAATCATCAACAATATCAGGATAGCCAATTTTGATTCTCATTTTATTCAACTTTTCAAATGCAAGTTTCTTTGTATTTTCAGATAACCAATTATGTTCACTTAAAACATTCTTAAATGATATAATTAAATTGTCAACTATTTCTTTGACATCTTCCTTAGCTTCTTTAGAAAAATATTTCTCTATATATAATTGTCCAATCGCATCACTGAATAATCCATTAATTGAATTGATAACTCTTTTCTTTTTAGGCATATCAACTTTAGCGCCGGAAAATGCTTTAGAAAAAGTAAATTTGATTTTTCTGGATTTATCATCAAACAAATTAATATATGTATTAATAATATGAATTTCCAAAATAGTTTTCAGATCTTCAATATCTAATGTATTAAATAGTTTGCATGCTAGTTTAAATTGCTTTTCCTGGCCAATTATCACGTCCTTAGACGCATCATATCCATAAAGACATAGAAACTTATTAAAATCAAATTTGATACTCTTAGAGAGCTTTTCTATATTCTTCTTATGATAATTTAATTCTGGATTTTGAAGCTCCTCTTCTGAATATGAAACCTTTGCAATTTGTTTCTCTATTTTCAGAAGTGTTTTAAACTTTTCCTTTGCAACTTCTTCTGTCTTTCCAAACAATTTATATAAACTAATAATATATTTTTTATATGCTTTCAAAATCTTTTTATTTGCTTCTGTTTTATTCAAGTAATAATCTTTATTTCCGAGAAGCATTCCTGATTGAGAAACATATAATGCATAGTAATTAGAATTCTTTAAATCTATAGAAAGATCTAAACTAAAGAATAATGGAAAATGTTCTTTAGCACAAAATTCAATTATCTCTTCTCTTGTAAATAATGAATAAACATTTTTATAAAGGAATTGTTTTAATGGAATAATTCCATCTTCATTACGTTTCTTCCAATTAGAAAAAATATTTTTATAAATTTTAATCTTTCGTCCTATTTCAGAATTTCCTGGATTCTTTATAAGTGTATTAATCTTTTCTTTGTTCTCATTATCCAAATTAGCCCAAATATCCCAGCGTGGATACTCCGGTAATTGGGAATGCAAGTTAATCCAATTGCCAGTTGCATATTTGAAAAAATCATCTCCCGGATTAACTGTATTATCTATGTAATCATTCTTCATAAGCCAATGACTAGTTTTTATTTTTATTATGTTTTTTAATTATGCTGATTAATAATATAATAAAAGTCATACTTAAGGCACCAACCGTATACAGTATAGCAATACCTATACATGCTAAAATATCTGCCATCATAAATATATTGTATATATTTTTATTTTAAAAACTTAAAATACCATTTTTGTTTACGGTTATTTTCTTTAATTTCCTTTACTTGTTTCTTTTTTATTTTTTCTACAATTTCTTTATTTACTTTTTAGTAAACTCTTCATTGATATTTGAATCTTGGATCAAATTACTATTTTTTCTATATGTTTCCATATTATTATTTTTTAATATTCTGTATGGTTTGCCATAATTACCAACTTATTTTCCATTCGTCATAATCTGCTTCAGTTACTTCAAAACCATCTTCAATTAGCTTATCTCGAGTTTCATATGTACATAAACGATCAGGTTTAAATCCGTCAAAACCGTCAATGCCAACATATATATAATGCTCTCCTTTTTCCATTGCTTCTTTTATTTGGTTTTGAATAATTGCATAATTATTAGCATAATATTGTTTTATCATTTCATCTTTTGTCATAATTACCAAGTGATTGTAATAATATCATTAATTTTATTTACATTAAAACCATCTCTTTTTAATTGTTCAATAGCTTCTTTAGAAACAAAACCTGGTGACATACCATCATCACAATTATCAACTAAATGTGCAGTCCATTGAATACCACCATAAAATATACAGTCAATAATTCGTTTTTGAAGCCATGTATAGCTATCATTATTTTTTAAGTTATTTGCAAAATTTAAAATTTCATCTTTTGTCATAATTAACTTAAATGTTTTTGAACAGTTGTTGCCACTAATTTTCCATCTGCATTGGGAAGAGAACTCTTTATCATTTTGATAATAGTACCCATATTCTTTTTAATAGGTTCAATGCCATTTTGTTCAATTACATTATTGAAACAATTCAAAATATCTTCTTCAGTTGCTTCTACTGGTAAAAACTCTTTAAGAACAAGCATTTGTGCATGCTCTTCATTTGCCAATTCAATACGGTCATTTGCCATAAAGATTTCTATAGACTCTTCACGTTGTTTAATCAACTTTTTGATAATTTGAATCTCATCAGCTTCTGTTAATTCTTGTCCAGCATGTTCTTTACTGGTTTCCCAATTCATAAAAGCCGTTTTAATTGCACGGAGTGCTTCAAGTCTCATCTTTTTATGCTCTTTCATTGCCTGCATAATAAGGCCGTTCAATTCGTTTTTCATAATCACTTGTATCAAAAGTTAAAAGTTTTTCATTTAGTTTCTCTAAAAAAACTGGAATTCTTTCATTGACATAAAAACAGTCATATTCAGTCCCTCTGAGTTCTTCGGTCTCTTTAGGGTACAATTCATAAGCATAATTAAAATATGCTTGTCCCAATCTCCATTCTTTAGGTTTATTCTGAACCTTTATATGAAGTTGAATGTTTTTACTGTAATCTATCTCTTTCATATTCATTTTTTATTTTTAAAAATTATATTATTTACTCCATCTTTTTTAGAATATCTTCCATCTTTAATATGAATATTATGTTCTTTACGGTATTCAATTTCTTTCTCAATAAACTGATCATATTTGGAATGAATTCCCATATTCTCATTATAATCAAGAACACCAATTAAATGAAGATCATTCATTTTACATAATGGAATCCAAATTTCATCTCCGTCTTTGTCTTTAGTTCCTCGCAACATAACTTGACGAATTTCCTCAAAAGGTGCATCACTAAAAACTTGAAGTGATTTTGCTGGTGCATCTTTATTAACAGAAGAACGCCAACATAAAATATCAGGTCCGCCATCTAAGAAATAATATTCTCCATTTGCATCATCATACGCAACATAATCATGTCGATGACGACTCCAAAGAATAGTTCCATCAGGTGTCTGAATCCGGTTCGCTATCATAAATAGCTCTTGTTTCTCTGTCAAATTTTCGGTGTTCATAATCTTCAAATCTTTTTTCGGTTTTCAAATCTTTATATTTTTTATATAATTTTTCTTTATTGTCCCAAATATTAAATTTATGTTGGGCTTCTAACAATCTGTTTTTATATTGGGTAGATTTATCATAAGATAACCAATAAAGATAATTATATGCAAGTTCTTTAGTTAAAAATATTTTAATATTTGGTAAGTTTTTGCCATATCGATATAAATGAATGTTTATATCTTCATATATATTTGATTTATAAATTAGATGAGACATTTTATATTTTGTTCCATCTGATAATGTTAAAATTCGATCATTGAATATAAACATTGTTAAAAAGTGTTCTTCAGACGATTCTTTTTCGTCAGTTTTAATATCTGTCACTTTAAGACGAGTCACTTTATACTCATCTGGAATAACTTCATCTAGTCGATAAACATAATCACCAACTTTAACAATATCTTCTAAATCAATATGTCTCTTTACCAATCTGTGCGGCCAAAACATTATTATATTCAATTATTCTTTTTTATATTCTTCTTTTACCCATTTTCCATCTATCTTTTCTCGATATACTTTACTAGATTTAGGAAAATGTTTGTCACAAAATGGCGATATCCAACCATCGCTAATTTTTGTTGCAGGTTCTCCGCAAACTATACAAGTATTTCTAGAAAGATTTTCATATTTTGATATAATATTATAAACTTCATTAGAAGCACCTTCATCATACCAACAAAGCTCTCCCCATTTTTCTTTAATTTGCGCTATTCTATATTTGAATAAATTTCCTTCTTTCCAAAGTTGCTTTCGCAAATCTTTACACATTTGAATTCCAAATGCTTTTCTCCAACCACCTGGCATAGCATCTAATTCAGTATATGTTGGAAGAATAAAAATATTATCTAAAATCTTTTCATCTATCCATGTCAATAACTTATATCTAAAATTATATCGCTTATCTGCAATCAATTGAATTTTTTTATATCCTACACTTCCATAATTTGTAGTATCATTAACATCAATAGTTTTAACATATATTTGAACTATTGGTGTGCCTGAAACAGAAAAAATAACATCCATTCCAATAACAAAAAACTTTTCAAGATTTATAAAATCTTTAAGTTGTATTTCTTTTTTATCTATATCATTTTGAATAGTTAATGTACCCAAATCCTTTTTAAGAATAACCTGATTGCTAAGAAATGCAAAATATGAATGACGATATGTATCATCATTTGCTTTTTGAACCTTTGTTGTAACTGAAATAGTTGTTATAGCTTTTGGACGTAATTTCCATAATATATGTTGCAACATATAGTGATGATGCTTTCCATCAAATCTATTACGCGGATACAAAAATGGAAATCTCAAGCATAACCAACTTGATTCTAACACTTTATATAATTTTGTTTCTTTAAAGCTCTTCATAATTTCCTTCATCTATTTTTTTATGATCATTAACAAAATCTTGCATAGCTTGTAATACTCCATCTGGATTAAATGTCAATCCAATCATTCCAGAATAAACCGCATTAAGAATCCCATCTGCTCCTGTATCCCATGGTAATTCAAATGTTATAACACCATTGCTATTTTTTAATGTCAAAATAGTAGGAAGTTCATCTCTATTTCCCATATAATATTCACTATCTTTTGATTCCATAATTATAAATAAATTAATTTTTCAACCATTTAATCTTCCAATATGTAAAGGAAAAAGACCAACATAAAAATGCAAAAGTAATTGTATATTTAAATTTATTTAATGTTGAAATACGCAAAGTCGGTATCAAAGTAATTTCTATTATATTATTTGCATTTCTATCAGAAGCAGATATATATGTTTTACGAATATCAATTTCAAAAATGTCATTTTCTCCTGGTCCAAAACTTTTACTAAACATTGGAAATTCTACCATATTGTTTTATATATTTTTATTTTAATTATTATAGTAAAATTTTATATAAAGTTTAATTAAAATAAAAATGCAATACCTTTTAAATACTGCATTTTTATTTTTTTACATTACTATCATTCTATTTGAAAGCTTGCATTTTACAATGAACATGCATGAAATCATGCCGACGGGAATTAGAAACCCGATTGGTATTTATATAAGATTCAAGTGTAGAAAAACGCAATACATTTTTAATATGTGTATTTTTCAATTCAACTGGACGATACAAATCAAAATCCTGTTTAATTGTCAAATAACCGCGCCGCCGAACATCTACATACTCTACAGGTACCAAATAATCATGTGCATCAATCTTATCTCCAAATACATCATGAGTTGGAACATAATTTACTACTTCATTTGGTTCTGTTGATTTACGACTAAAAAGATTTTTAATAAAAGAAAATAGTTTCATAATTTTTAAAATTTTATTATTTGTTTATATTTAATTCACGTGGCTTACATTCAATATGCAAAAATGTTTTCCAATTCCAACTTGGAACTGTTTTATTACCAACTTTTATTTTATTTGATTGAAATAAACGATTAAATGTTTTATTAGTTATTACACCAAATACTCTATGAGTTTTCTTATACTCTAAATAATCATTATATGAAAAATTATAATCTGTGTGTTCATTCCATTTTTCACGAAGATCCATTACTAAATATCCATAACGTCTGGACTCATTGTATTTAATTGTCATAAGATGTTTATCATCTTTATAAATTGGATCACCAAATAAATCATATGCAACTATTGTTCTAAGTTTAGTGTCACGAATAAATTCCAATGCACAATATAAAGCCGCATCATATGCATCTTCATATGTTTTATATACAGTATCATTAGAAATAACATGATAATCAGTTATATACATATCTGACACATATATATCATATGCCCATTCATATATATTACAGTAATGCGGTTTAATACATATAGCTATTTCTTTAATTTCTCTCAGCCATTTATGCAATACATCCTGTGTTGGCGCAGCACATGTAGCTTTTCCGTATATAGGACTGTTCCAATTATAATAATTAACATCTGACGTACATATTGTTCCATCAGCTAATGTTTCATAAATAATATTAGTTGGAACATTAAATTCTAATTCCTTTGCAAGATATGCAACTTTAGGAGATACTAGGGTTCTTGTAATTTCTGCAATTTCTTTAAATGTATAATCTTTCTTTTCTTCCATAATTACCATGAAATTTTAATTCGTGCAACATCACCATAACCAATTACTACATTATAACCGGCATTTTTAACTTTATCTATAGTTTCTTGACTAAAGGTTCCTTTGTCAATAAAAATATAATTTTGATGCGCCCAATATGCATCTTGTATCATTTCGATTATTGCAAGCTCTTCTTCAGCAGGTTTGCTGAAATCAGCTTGTTTAAAATTTAAAAATTCGTCTTTACTTAGCATATGATTGTTCCCTTTCCTCCAATTCTGGATTTTCTTTAATTAATTTTTCTCTAATTTTATTATACTCATTAATTCCTTCCAGCCAATCTGGTTTAATATCTTTTGGAATTCGTGAGCATTCAGAATAACCTTCATAAAAAGGATAAAATACAAATCCTTTGTAAGGTGTGAAATCCTCTGCAAGTTCTTTAGCATGTTCAATTACATATATTTCTTTTTCAATATGTTTTGTATAGCGTGCTTTATGCAATTCTAAAAATTCATTAAATGTTTTCTCATCTATTGCATCATCATTTTTCATTTCATTTAATTCTTTTATACGATTATTGAGACGTTCCGTATAATCATTCATAACATCTTGAATACATTGCTTTTTGGTTTTAGTTTTAAAACCAATTTCTTGCAATTCGCCATTTTTCCAATTAAAACCATTGCCAATCACATAAAACAAATGATCATAAACAGCCAGTGCATTTGGAAAAAGACATGGCCATTGCATAATAAGATGTTTTACTAAAGTTTTTAATTTCATATTTTATTCCCTTTCATAATTTGCTTCATTTGTTTCAGTATTATAATTATGAATAGCATCATAATCATTCCTAGTTATTCGCTTATGTTTTTGGCGTTTAACCATTTTCTTGTACATATCTAGCATTTTCTGATCCATTTATATTATTTTATGCAATATTGTCTTTTTGTTTTAATTGTGGTATTTTACATAGTTGTCAAATACTGGAATTTTACATAATCATCATATGACGGAAATAAATTTTCATTTTCACTAGCAGCAAAATCATTAAAACTTGCAATAAAGTCTTCGCACTCAGCCTTATATGATTCATAATCATCAGCTGGTTCCCAATCGAAATTATTAAATCGCTTCATTATAACATCATATATACCTTCAGACATTATTTTATGCCATAAATTATGCCATAATATAGAATATTCATTAGCTGCATGATTGTCAGCAATAGAATATAAATGGCACAAATACTTTGCAATAAGTGATGCAGATGCAGTTTCAATATTCAAATTTGATTTCATAAGTTTAACTGTTTAAAGGGTTATTTTATTTTTAATTTCGATGCAAAATTAATACTTTTTCTTTAAATAAAAAAATAGAAGCTCATTTTTGAACCTCTAATTTTTTTTTATATCTATGTTAAAAATGTTTTTGGAATTAAATAATAAGGTGAACCATTTTTTACATTTATTTTAAATGTTGCATTTATTAATTGTTTTTGAGAACACAAATAAACATGTGGTTTCTCTCTTTTTAATAGTTCTTTAACGTCTTCAATATCCATTTCATTTAATTTATCTACTACATCAGAAGAAAATGTTTTATCAACAAATGCAAATACTCGATTTTCTTGTTCTGGTTTAATATCTTTTTCTGATAATGAAAAATTTTCAGAATCTCGTTCTCGTGTTTTTACTTGAACTGGACATTTAACATTATTTTCAGAAACAATATATAAATCAATTTTCAAAACTTTATCTTCATAATCTGTTGCTGGAATATATTCTTTAGCATTTTGTCTATTTTCAACTAAATAATTTCCAACATACGGCTCAATTGCACTAATAGATAACTTTAACAATTTTTCATTCCAAGCCATAATTCAAATTACTTTTTTGTTTTTGGACGACCTGCTTTTTTAGGTGCCTTTGGTTTTGAAATCTTAACTTTCTTTACTTTTGTTTCTGTCGGTTGCTCTGTTACAATAACTTCATTTGGTGCTAATTCAATTTGTTTTGGTTCATTATTTTCATGAAGCTCTTCAATTTTATTCAAGCGTTTAAACTCTTCAAGCTCTTCATCTGTAAAATCTGGTTCCTCTACAGAACGTGTAGTCGGGCCATCAACCAAATTGGTTTCTTGAGTTTCTTGCAATTCAATTGGATGCCCGCCATCTGCAATGGCTGCTTCATAAGCATCAACTTCAGTTTCAATAATTTGTTCAGGCTCATCAACAATATGTTCCTCAACATATTTTTCTGCTTCCTCATCAATAATAATATGAGAAGGAACTTCTGGTTCTTCAACACTCTTTTCTTCTTTATGTCCAAAATATGCGTCTTCATAAGAAGTATAATGAGGCTTACTTGTGCTTTCACTCTTTTTTGCACTATCTGCAATTTGTTTATTATTTTGGCCAAAATAACTTAGTAAAAAATCTTTATATTCACTCATAATTTATAAATTATTTTTTATTTATTTTCTTCTTTATTATTTAAATATATATTATCTTTTTCTGAATCATATATAATAGAACGTGCTCCATGTGATTGAATATCTGCACATACTAATTTATTTTTCTTATCTATAATTATATTTTTAATTTTAGAATTTGTCAAATTTAGCTCATCAAAATGATATAACATCTGTGTATGCCCGAATATTTGCCAATAATCTGTATATAAAAATATATTAACAGATTTTAATGTTTCCGGACGAATCCACATTGGTCCTTGCCTGTCAGATGTTCCGCAATAATCATCATAATTAGCATTATCTTTGAATGTAAATGCTGACGGTTTTTCTTCCCATAATTTATTAACAAATTCTGCAACTTCATCTGGAGACACTGAAAATATTTCAAATTTCTCTTTTTCTTTATTATATTTCCATAATTTATCTTGCCATTCTATAAATGTTTCATTTCCCGGTTTTTTATTATCTTCAGCAAATGCACTATGATATGTATCCATATGCATTTTATATGCTTCTTCCGGCAACTTTGCTTCAGAATAAGTTGGTGGAACTGGATAGACATCACCCAATTCTCCAGTATATGGTGAAACAGCTTGTTTTGGATAATCTTTATTAAGATATACAGCAGCATATGCCAAATTATGATTTTTATATCTGTCATACCAAACATATGAAACTCCTGCATGTGTCACTAAAATTTTATTCTCTATAGAATATGCAGCTTGAAAATATTCCTTGTTTTCTTCAAACAAATCGTATATTTCTTTTTCATTATCCCAATCATGACGAGAATATGTTTCATGATATTCTTTGAATTTCCAATATTCGGCATCATGATTTCCAATTAGAAGAATAGTTTCAGGATGTTGTTTTTTATATTCCAGAATTTCTAAAAAATTAGTTTTGCAATCATCAAATGAAAAAATATATCCATAAGGGCTAAAATAATCACCTACAAATATATTAACGGCATTATCCATAACTAGATTTTTCCAGTATATTCTGCCATGTATGTCACCAATTATATTATAAATCATTGTTTTTGATATTTACTTTTTGGTGTATTAGTTAATTCAACAAAATCCGCTGAAATTTCAATAGTATTATTATCATAATCAATTGAAACAGGTACACAACAATGTAATTGAAAATCAGAAATTACCGGAATTTTTTCAATTTCATCAATGGTTTCAATTTGAATTTTTCCTTCAGATATAATATCTTGTTTATGAGGCATCAATAGATTATGAGGTTTCACCTTTTTATGCTCGCATAATAATTGAAAAATATTATAAATTTCATCATTTTTATTAAAATTACAAACAATATAATTTATACCATAAACTTTTGGCCATGCAGATTTTCCAAATATTTTATAAAAATTTGAAATATTGGCTTTAATATAATCACTATTTGGCACATACGATAAAGAACATAAATCATATTCCATTTGACTATAATCTTTAACCGTATAAGTAAATGATATTGGTATCAATTCAGATTTTTTACCATTTTGATGTGTTAATTCAAGTTTAAAATTTTCCATAATTATTTTTGATTATTTTTGATTTTTCATTTTATACCTGATAACTTCTAATGCATTTCTTTCATCTTCTGTTAATTCTTCCGGCAATTTGTAAACTATAATAACATAATAATCACCAATACTATTAACAGTTTTTAATCCTTGTCCAGCTAATTTTAAATGTTTTCCATTCTCAACACAAGATGGAATAACCAATTTAATCTTTTTATGATCTGGCTTCTCTAAAATATATTCGGTTCCAAGCAATACGTCATAATATGGAATTTCTACTTTTTCATAAACATCAACATAATTATTAATCATATATTTGTCATGATCATAAACATGCTTACATATTGCATAGAAATCACCTGTTTTGCCTTTTATATCTTTGGATTCAGAACCTTTTCCTGCATATTGAAGAGAATAACCGTCATACATACCAGTCGGGAATTTAATTTCAAGAACTGTCTCTTCTTTAACAAATCCGGATCCATTGCAGTGAGAACATTTTTTATCAATAACTTGTCCTGTTCCGCCACACCGTTGACATTCTGAAATAGATTCAGTATATCCAAAAGGTGAACGTACTTTTGTTCTTTTCACCCCGGTTCCATTACAATCTGGACATGTATGTTTTCCAGTTCCGCCTTCACCATGACAAACCGGGCATCTGACATTTCTTTCATACTTGACTTTCTTTGTAGCGCCAGTAAACAATTCTTCTAATGTCACAGGAATTGTCATACGAATATCTTTACCTGGTTCTGGCTCTCTTTTTCTATTATATTGTCTAGAACTACCACCAAAAAAAGAACTAAATGGATCATCATAAATATCACCCCACCCAGGAAATCCATTTCTCCAATTAAAATCTCTAAAATTAAATCCTCCAGAACCACTATCAAAATCAAATGAAGAACCGGAATCATATTGACGACGTTTAGTCTCATCAGACAAAACCTGATAAGCTTCATTTATTTCTTTAAATTTTGCTTCTGCCTCTTTCTTTTCCTTTTCAGATTTATTAGCCTGTTTATCTGGATGATATTTTATAGAAAGCTTACGAAAGCTACGTTTAATTTCATCCTGTGAAGCATCTTCTTTAACCCCTAATGTTTTATAATATCCTTTACTATCCATTTTTAATTAATAATGTAATGTTTTTGCGTTTTTAATTAAATATTTCATTTTTGAATACCCATCATCCATATGAATATCACCAGAATTAAATGGGTGTTGTCCCATTTCTCCAATATGTCCAGTTTTATTAAAAACATATGACATACCAGTTTGTGCAATATTAATAGTTATTTTTTTATCTTCATATTTATAAGATAATATAATAGATCCATTTACAAATGGAGTAATAGACCAATTTTCTAAATCATTATCAGATAATTCATTTATTAATTTCTGAGTAATATCTATAATATCCTGATGAATCGGTATAGCACTGATAACCCAATTAGATTTTAAATCTGCAATGGAATCTAATGTTTTTTGAAAATACTCTTTATTATTCATTTTTCAATTCATTTTCTATTATTTTAATACATTTTTCTTGCTTTGTCCAATTTGGAATTAAATCAAAAGATTTGCCAATAGGATCATTCATTGAACATTCTTTAACTAAGCTTGATGGAATTGTTGTTGCATATCCTTTAATAAATTTAATATTCCATAAATCCTATATTTTAGTATTTAATATAGAAAAACCCCGATTATAAAAACCAACACTATTTTCCATTATAATTAAATATTACTTTATAATTATAAAAGAAAATAGTGAAAAGTTTTTAATAAAAAATCCTCAGAAATGATCTGAGGATTCTAAATAATTATATATGAAATAAAATTATTTATATTTAATAATAAAGTTAATTGCAAGAAATGGTGGGATGTTATTATGTTTATCAGCAGGTATACTGCTAGGGTTTGCAACAAAACCATATGTGAAATATGTATCATTACTGCCATCATGTGGTGTCCTAAAGGCTGGATCACCTGGTAATTCAGATAAAGATAAACTATGTGTTGCTTCACCTCCAGTGGACCCTAATACCGTTGAATATTCATTCCCCTTAATTTTAATATCATCTACTGTTATACTCTACTATATTGTATATAGATAATAGTTAAATAAATTATTAATAGTATTATCTATAGTTTTTCCGGAACTATCACATTTAATTACACTAATACTATTAGGACCAAGAATATCTATTATTTTACAATAATCACTATATATACCAGTGTGTGGCAAAATTGTTTGTACACTAGTTAAATCTAAAAATTGTCCAATTTCTATAGGCCCTTCATAATACCAATTATCTAATGTACTGCTATAATATAATTTTAATGTTCCTTTATCTATTATATTTCCAACTCCGCCAATCTTAGCTCCAATTGGAAATCTTTGTTGAAGATTTGGTAATAAAATACTTAAAAAGGTGCTTACGTCAGACGTAATCTCATGTTCAATATCCCTATTACATATGTGTGGTTCTGAATAAAATTTTTGTGCATACTAACAATCATCCGTCCATGTAGAAACAATAAATGTATTATTATCAAACCATGTACCATCTTGAATCCATTTATTATTCACATTATATTTCTTTAACTAAGCTTGTCCAAAATGCCCGAGTCCTTCGGTACTTATTATCTTAAATGCAAAATTATGTAATTCATCATCTGTTAATTCTTTTCCCTATATTTTACATGCTAATGTTTTATACCCGACTTCTAAACTACTATAAACAGGTATTCCAGCGCCATCACACAAAAACCAGCCTTCTGGAATATTACTATCGTTACCAGCCCACATTGTTACACTACCAATTGGTAAACCTAATTCAACATTTTTAATTCCATTAACAGTTGCTCTAACACTAGTTGATGTATTATTTATAACCTCAAATGCATTAGATTTTCTATTTGCTGTACCATTACCAACAACAAATAAAGTAGATATATCAGTAGCATCATATATTTTATTATATTTTCCAATAGCTGTCATTGCTTCTTGATTAGCAATAGTTACTTTTCCACCAGCATATGAATAATTAGCCGATGCAGTTGTCAAATAACCTTCAGCATGAGCCCCGTTTGCTAAGGCATTGGTACTAATACCTTCAGCATGCGCACCATTTCCAGATGCATTTATAGGGCCATTACTATTTGCGAATCCTTCTGCATGCGCACCATATCCGCTAGCACTAATGTAACGGTTACCACCATTATCTACATATCCGCTAACAAACTAGCCATTTTTTAATATAGCATTTTCTAAACTATCTTTTGTTATTTTAATTTCACTCATAATTATATATAATTATTTCTTTATTATGCTCTTCCTTGTCCTTTATATGCTTTTCTATAATGCTTTGATTGTTTAC